CACTTGACGGCTTTCTGCTCGCCCTTGCCCGCATCGAGGAGGACGGAGATCGGTGCAAGTTCCGTGCCGGAGCTGACCTCCGTTCCGTCCTTGCCGCCCTCGGTCGGATTGTTCATATAGATATGCAGCAGTTCTGCCATTGTCACACCCTCCAAAATTCCAGAGACAGTTTATATACCTTCGGGAAATGCGCCACGTACTCGTAGGACTTCACCAATACGCGCACAGAGGGCAGGAGATTCCCGCCCTCGTCCGTTACGGACACCATCGCACGGCTGTCCCAATAGCCTTTGATTTTCTGCCAATCGACGGCAGTCACAACAACGGCGCAGGAAATACGATCGCCCTCTGTCACATGACCGAAATCCTGAACCACTGCGCCGCCAACAATCTCCAAAAGCTGCTGACGGTCGTCGGGAATGGTCTGCCAGTTTTCAACGGATAATGTTCGTACCTTACCAATGTGAATATGAATTGGAATCACCTCCAAGTGCGTTCTCGACGGCAGGGCGGATGCGGTCGGCGACATGATCGGCGAGCATACGCATTCCCTCGTTGTCCTCCGTGACGGCGTTCTCGATTTGCACCTGTATGTGAATCTGGCGATTGTCCGTCATGGAGGGAGAACCTTGTGCTTGATTATGAGAGGACGGCACATTCTGCCCCGCAGTTTGAATACTCTGCGCCTGTTGCCCCAATCCTGCCATCATCTGAGAGTACGAGAACTCCTGCCCGTTGACACGGATGTGGGAACTTTCTTCACGCTTCTCGGGAGCAAAATTCGGCAGGAGATTCTCCATCGCCCATTTACGCCCGGACTGAAACTGCTGCAAGAGTTCCGGTGTCAGCCCCAAATCCTCTGCCGTAAATTTATTCTTCTTGCGAAGATACTCCATCAGCCCGACCTGCCCGGACTTCTTGAACACCTTCAGTTCCTCTTTCTGGGAGCGCAGAACCTCCAAAGCGACATTGCGCTTGGCATCGAGTTTTTCCTTCTCCGCCCACCGCGTCGCTTCGACCTCATCCAGTCCCTTCTGGACCCACGCATCCTTCTCACGCTCAATCTCCGCAAGGCGATTCTCCAGTTCCGTTTTCCAGATCGAGTCTATATTGGATGCAACGTCCCGCTCCCACTGTTCCATCACCCGCGCCTTGCTCTCGCTGAGCCAGTTCTGTGTCTGCACCTCATCCAAGCCCTTCTGACGAAAGGCATCGGATTCACGGGAGATGGAGTCCAGTTTGTTCTGCAGGTCGGTCTTGTAGAGCGCACTCGCCTTGTCCACAACATCCCGCTGAAAGTCGGCGTAGATTTTCGCTTCCTTTGCCAGACGGTATTCGTCGATGAGATGCGGATCTGCGCCTTTCCGGAAGAAATCGAAGGATTCACGATCCAGTGTATGAAGACTGTTTTGGATGTCTGTGTGTGTCAGTGTATATAGGCTGTCTGTCAGCTGTGCGGTCGCCTTTGCAGATTCACTGACCGTCTTTGCGGCATCTTTCTCAGCCACCGCACGGATTTTCGCAGCTTTGGCATTCTGCTCCTGCGCCTTAGCGTTCTTCTCCGCCTCGGCACACGCCTTCTCCTCTGCCGCAGCCTTCTCTTTGGCAATCTTCTGCTGTTCTTGGTATTGCTTATATTCATCCCCGTAGAGAGCGTCAAGAACCGTACCACCGAGAAACGGGATCGCAATCAGCGGAGATGCCACAGGATGATTCTTCATGAGCCAGCTGTTTGCCTCGGCGTGCTCGCTGACCTTATGAATCTGCTCGCCGACAAAGCCCGCAAGCTCTGCGACGGTCTTTAATGCCTCTCCCCATCCAAGGACGGCGTCCTTGATTTCGTCCTTGTTATCCCGAATCGTTTCAACGAGAGATTCAAAGCCGTCATTGATCTCGGGCATGAGTTCCTCGGCGACAGGAAGCAGTGCCGCACCAAGTGCAAGTTTCAGCTGTCCCGCTTCCATCTCCATTTCGCGCCACTTGAGATAGGTCTCATGCGCCTGTTCCGGGTCGAGCAGTCCCGTGGTCTTGACGCGCGAGGAAATGGTCATCAGATCGTCATACTGTTCGAGAATCGGAATGAGCGCCGTACCACGCGCACCGAGGACTTCGGCGGTATATGCTTCCTCCATTCCTGCTTCGCTTGCCGTCTTGTAGCCTTTGGCAAGCTGCGCCAGCTGCTCGTTGAGCGGCAGGAGATTCCCCTGTTGGTCTTTGAGTGCGATGCCGAAGCGTGAGAGTGCGCGAGACGTGTCATTGCCGCTATTCCCCGCAGCGGATACCTGTTTGTCGAGACGTGCAATCAGAGGTATGACACTCTTAATGTCCGTATCCGCAAGCTGAAACACCCGATTGAGCGTTGCCGCCTCTCCCGCAGAGACGTGAAGCCGCTGTGTGAGCTTGTAGACATTCTCCCCAGCAAGCATCGCGTCTTTCGTAATGTTGAATAGTCCTGCACCTGTTGCCGCAACAGCCATAACGGCAGCCATCTTTGCAGAGAGGACGTTGAATCCACTCGTGAGATTCCTGACTCCTGCCTGTGCTGCGGTCATCCCCGCTGTGATGCGCCCGCCGAGCGTGCCGGAGAGAACCGCGCTCTCCTTGAGGCGCGTGTTGAGCTTTCGGACTTCCGCTTCCGTTTGTGCAACGGTTCTCTGCTGACGCAGGAGATTGCTCTCGGCACGCCTGTAGGACGCACTGTCCACGCCGTCATTTTTCTTGGCAGATTGGAGAACAGCCGCAAGAATCTGTTCCTTCTGCCGTTGAATGTCCAGCTCGCGGTTAATCGCCTGATAGCGCACCTTGATCTTGTCGAGTTCCGTCCCCACGCCATCGAGTTTCGCGAGGTCGGCATCCAGTTTCAGATGAATGTTGTTTGCTTTGCTGTTCAGCCGCGCGATGGAGTCGGACACAGTTTTGCCCGCCGTGTCGAAGTCCAGCTGCAGCTGTGCGATGTTGAGACCGATGTCGAGATAGAGTTCATCAATCTTTTGTCCGCGCTTTGCCACTCCATCTCCCTCCCTACATCACGTCGTCAATAAAGCGTTCACATTGCTGCTGTTCGCACAGTGCCGTTACCACAAGCTGATCGAGCAGGAATCCAATCTCATGTGAATCAATCTCGTGCATTGTCCATCCGTAGGTGGACTGCAGCCGCTCGTAGTAACGCAGTAAATTCCGATACGGGGAAAGAACTACGCCTCTTTCCCCGTCTCCCCGTTTGGGAGGTTCACCAGTTTGGAGAAGGTCAGCGACTGAATCCAACGGAAAAGGGAGCGCGTCAACGGTACGATGTCCGCGACCTCTACGTTTTCGTCGATGACTTCTTTCGTGACATCATCACGTCCGAATCCAAGGACAATCAGTCGGACGTGCTCGTCCAGAAAATCTTCAAGGCTCAGACCTTCCTTGTCGGCATCAAAAAAGGCAAGGAACTCGCGCCACACCTTCATCTTCGGAGGATTCGGCACGATCTCCCTGCCCGCAATATGCAGTATCGGTGTTTCCATCATGTCCTCCCTCAGACCTGCTCGTACCACTTCGTTCCCGTCTCAGCGGCAAAGCCCGCTGCCTCCTCATCTGCCTTGGCGTAGGACAGCCCGTCGGAAATACGGTAGATCGCCTTTGCCGTCAGTGTCGGCGTATCGAACTGAATGCTCTCCTGCTTCGAGTTGCCGGACTCCGAGGGTTCGAGGAATTGGACTTTGTAGAATTTGGTGTATCTCTTCTTCCCGTTCCTCTTATCCGACTGGAAGAGGACGGCGAAGTATGGCGCGACATCATCCTTGCCCGCCTTCATCACTCCATTCTCGATGGCGTGTCCTAGAAGATAGGCAGTATACTCAAGCGGCAATGCGGCGGTATCAAACGTCAGATCGTATGATGCGGTATTCGATGCCGTATCCACGGACTGACCGTCGGCAAAAAGCTCCGCCTGATTCGTCTGGGGCTTGATGTCCACCTTGCGCAGGAGCTTCCCGAGCGGAATCGGAGTTTCGTAGGTCGCCGCCCCTCCTGCCACATCGGTGAGCATCTTCGCGATATGAAGTTTCTGGATGTTGATGAACTGCCCGCTTGTAAGATTCCCAGCGGGCTTTGCTGTTGGTGTTGGACTTGGCATTTTATTCTCCCTCCACTGCTGTTCTGTAATCTGTGATCTCCACGAACATATCTTTCTCTGTCAGTTCCTGCGTCTGCGCCCGTACAAAACCGAGCGGCAGAAGCGCGTTCTGCACGGCGCGATGAATCTCTCCGAATCTCCCATCCTTCGTCAGAATGTGGATACGCACTGTCACACGCCGCTCCAACTCCATACCATCTGCCGAGAGCGCAGGAACGTCGGAAATGACGGAGTAAACGAGAATCGGATACGTCCCTGCATTGGGACTGCGCCCGTGGTAGATGCTCTTCTTTCCGTGAGCGAGAAGCTGCGTCAGCTCCTTCGAGCGCACAAGTTCCTGATACACCATCCGTGCCGTACTCATTTCCCCCTCCTCCGAATGGCAGACCTTACGGCATCGACGATGGCAGAACGGATCCCGTCCTTCTTGGCATCGAGCGCGGGATAGAGAAACGGACGGTTGATGTGTGGGCTGAATTCGACGAGTATACCGTAGAATACGGCATCCTGAGATTCCGCATCTGCTGCGATCCTCCAAACAGAGCCGTCCTTTCTGCGCAGACGTTTGTGGATGGAATCCCTCAGCGCACCTTTGACTACACGCTTATCTGTTCCCGTATAGACGGGACAGCGGTTCTTTGCCTCCGCGACCACATCGTCCGCTCCGTGTGCGAGTGCTTCCTTTGCCGCAGCCGTCGCCTCTGCGCCAAGCTCGGACAATATCTTCTCGGCAGAGACGAATCCTCGGTATCTAGCCATCTTCCACCAACTCCCTGCATTCCAGAACAAGCCACCGTTTCTTCCCGCCGAGCGGATATGACGGTGCAATCGGCGTGAGAGTTTTGTCTTCCCAACGAATACGATCCGTCATGCGCACATCCGCACGGTAACGAATGACTACACGATAATCCACCTCCTGCACCTTCTCCGCATACCCGTCGGATATTTTTGCCGCAAACGGCAGAACAAGCGCCCACGCCTTTCCGACTTCCTGCACAGACGAGGAGCAGATATTCCCCTCATCGTCCGTATCCGTCACAGGTCGCAGAATGGAAATTCGGTGACGCAGTTCACTCATCGACACCCTCACCTAAAAGACCTCCTTCCGCACACCGAAGAGAAGCGAGCGCAGCGTCAGCGCAAGCCCTCTGTGATCCGCTTCCTCCCGGTGCTCGTAGAGATAGGACACGGCATAGAGAATTGCAACGCGCACAATCGCCTGATCTTCGACCTTGGACAGCTTCTTCACGCGCAGTAACGCTGTACAGATCTGTTCTGCCGTTTCCGCAAAGTGCGTGAGGAGATCGTCCTCCTCATCCCCGTCAATCCGCAGATACTGCTTGACTGCTGCAAGCGGCACAAGCATAAAACCACCTCCCCTCTTTGCCGCAGATTCCATCAGCCCTTCATCTTGAGTGTCTGCACGGCTTCCTCAAGAACGAGCTTGCCGTCCACGCGCTCCTTCATGACATAGCCGACCATACCGTTGCCCGCAAACAGCTCCTTGAGTTCCTGCAGAGAGCGGGTGCCGCGATCCCCGATGTTGTAGTAGGAGTAATCGCCGAACGCAATGACGGTCTTGCCCGCCTCGACAGCGGGCATATACGCCGAAGAGTACACGGGATAGCCGAGCAGACGGTCGGGTTCGCCCATCTGGTAGGACGGCTGCCAGAAATACGCCCCATTCGCATCCTTGAGCTTTCGGATGCTTGCAAGCGTCTGGTCGTTGACGATGAATGCCGCATTCTTGCGGTGGGGACGCTTGAGGCTATAGACGAGCGTCACGAGTTCGTCCGCCTTGATGTCTGCCGCCGCCGTGGTGACGGATGTCTTTGCCGAGGTGAGAAGTCCCTTCGGCTTGTGCGTCCCGTCGCCGTTCAGGAATGCATCCTCCTCTGCGTTGCCGAGTGCCTTGCCGAACTGCTCGATGAGGTAGTTCTCGAGGTTGAAGGCGTTGTCATAGAGCAGTTCCTCCGTCACCTTCACCGCAACGTGCAGCTTGTGCGCGTCGAGGACAATCTGGTCGAAGGTCGCGTCCCCGAAGGTGAGTGGCGCACCTTCCTCAATCCACGATGCCGCAGGTTTGGTGGCGGCAATGTTGATCTTGTGCTCCCCGCTTGTGGTAATCACCGTCGCAAGCTGGCGCAGAACGTTCTCCTCATTCAGAACGTCGATCAGACGCTGATCGTATTCCTCGGGAACGAGATAGCCGCCGTTTGCATCCACGCCTTCCTGCAGGACGTTCTCCACCTGCCGGAAATTCGTACGCAGAGCCTTGAGCATTGCCGCACGGTATGCCTCACTTGCACGACCTGTCTTTTCGGCGGCGAATCCTGCGCCCGGCAGATTGGTAATTGCCGCCTTCACAGGCTTTGCGAGCTGCGCGTCAAGAATTGCCTGACGTTCCATACGCTCAATGTCCTTGCCGAGCGCGAGCACCTCGTTCTCCATCTGCTCATACGCCTTGGCATCTTCGGCTGCAAGATGCCCGTCCTTTTCGTGCGAATCCAGAAACTGCTTTGCCTGTTCCCACATTTCTGCACGCTTCTCGCGCATTGCCATGATCTTATCCATGTGTTTGTCCCTCCGTTAGTGTGAAATAGAAAAGAGCCGTCTTTTCAGAGGCTCTGCATCAACATTGTGTGTCCCCTGCCCGAATTTCGAGAGCAGTGAGTTCGTGACGGCGGCACGGGAGAAGATCAGCCCGTCTGCCGCATCCGTCATAGGACGCTGAACGTCCGTATAGAGAACGGAATCCGCAAACCCAAGCTCCACCGCCTTCTTTGCGTTCATCCATGTCTCGGCATCCATCAGCCGTGAAATCTTCGCACGGGACAATCCCGTCTTGATCTCATAAGCGTTGATAATGCTCTCCTTGATTTCGGCAAGGAACGTGATTGTCCGCTCCATCTCGTGTGTATCCCCGATGGAGACGGTCATCGGGTTGTGGATCATAATGGTGGCCACGGGTGACATCTCAACCGTTGATCCTGCCATCGCGACAACGGATGCAGCAGAGGCGGCAATTCCGTCAATCTTGACATTGACGTTTCCCTTATACTCCATCAGCATATTGTAGATCTGTGCCGCCGCATAGCAGTCCCCGCCCGGTGAGTTGATCCAGAGGTCGATATCTCCCTCGGCGGCGTGAAGCTCAGAACGAAACATCTGGGGTGTGACCTCATCGCCCCACCACGTTTCGTCCGAGATTTCACCATCCAGAAGCAAGATACGCTTCTCTCCCTCGTTTCGCACCCAGTTCCAAAATTTACGTTTCATCACTTACTCCCTTCTGCCTAGCGGCAAACAGCCCTGCGTCCTTTAGTTTTGTCATGTTCCCGTTGATGAGATAGAGATCGCCACCCTCGTCCGCTTCGATGGGGTTCATGTCCTCAAGACTG